ATAGTAAACCTACATTTAAATCTCTTAGAGACAGGGTTCAAAGAGCAGCAAATAAAAAATTCCTTAAAGGTTTAGATGGTAGAAAGCTTTACATAAGAAACAATCATGCTGCACTGAATACGTTATTACAAGGTGCAGGTGCTATCGTTATGAAGAAAGCTTTAGTCATACTTGCTAATCGTTTAGAGCTTAGCATGACACCTTTTAAGTTTGTTGCTAACATCCACGATGAATGGCAGATAGAAGTAACCGAATGCCGAGCAAATAAAGTTGGTACTCTTGCAGTACAAAGTATTATTGATGCAGGTAATCATTTTAATCTTAGATGTCCACTTGATGGAGAGTTTAAGATAGGGAGGAACTGGAGTGAAACACACTAACCAACCTACACTTTTTCCTGACGATCATGATGAACTGTTTTTTGAAGATGGTAAGATATGTATTAAGTGTGATAAAAAACTTCCGCTTACTTCATTTAGCCCCGCATCAGGAGGAAACTTTTTAAGACCGGAATGTAAATCTTGTAACAATCATCTTAGCAAAGCTAGAAAATTATTAAAAGAAAAATATGGAATGCCACAAGAAGATGACTATACTTGTCCAATATGTCTTGGAACATCAGACAAAGTAAATGGATTAGGCGGTAAAAAATTAGGAGCTTGGGTTATTGATCATTGCCATGAGACAGAATCATTTAGAGGTTGGTTATGTCATACTTGCAATAGATGTCTAGGCGGGTTCAAAGATAGCACTGATATTTTACAAAGAGCTATACAATATTTAAAAAAGCATGAAGAAAAAATCAAAAACACTTGACACTTTAGTTCAAGATATATATAATAAGATTGGTGTACTTGGTAAAGGTGAACACATTGACCTAGACAAGGACACGATTGAACAGTTCGGAGAATCCATGAAAGAGATTCTTTACAACTGGTCTCATCCTGAACCACGTGGTAACGAGAAGCTACGTATGTCTAACATAGGCAGAAAGTCTCGACAACTGTGGTTCGATACAAGAGCAGAGGATACTCAATCAGAGAATATACCTGCTCATATCTTTATAAAATTTCTCTACGGGCATTTGCTTGAGGAGATTGTTTTGTTTCTGATAAGACTGTCCGGTCATACAGTAACTAACGAACAGAAAGAAGTTACAGTCAATGGTATCAAAGGTCACATGGATTGTGTGATTGATGGTGAAGTTGTGGATATTAAAACTGCATCCAGTTATGCCTTCAAGAAATTTAAAGATGGCACACTTGCAGAACAAGATACGTTTGGTTATCTTGCCCAGTTAGCAGGATACGAAGCAGCAGAGGGTACAAACAGCGGTGGATTTCTAGCACTTAACAAAGAGTCAGGTGAGCTAACGCTTTATAGACCTGATGATTTTGATAAACCTAATATCAAGAAAAGAATTACTGAGATTAAAAAGATTGTCAAGCTTGACACACCACCGGAACTTTGTTACAATCCTATACCCGATGGTAAAGCAGGTAATATGAAGTTACCACGTGAATGTACTTATTGTAGACACAAGTTTGAATGCCACAAAGATTCAAACGAGGGTCAAGGTTTACGAGTATTCAAATACTCAGACGGTTTAAGATATTTTACACAAACACCAAACGTTCCTAAAGTTATAGAGGTTACAGATGAATGGACAAAAAGCTAAACAGCTAAGAAGAATAGGCGAACAACGTTTAATAGATTGGTTAAGGACTATGGTTCCTGCTGGTGAAGATACTTCTAAGATTAATAAAAATAATCTACATGAATTTCTACCTGAACAAACTCATGTGTTTGCTAATAATAAATTTTTATTAAGTGCATATAGTTTGAGATGGTTCTACAAGCAGGTAAAAAAGAATCCTGACTTTAAAGTCTGATGCCTAAAAGAATACCACGCAAGGTTAGACCTAAAGATTTAAAAGCTCCTAAAGGTTACGATAGTTTATGGGAATATAATCTTCATCAAGACTTTCTCAAAGACTGGAAACACCATTGGGATAATATTGAGTACGTAGTTAAACATAAATACGAAGCTGACTTTGTAAAAGAGTTTAACGATAAAATTATTTTAATAGAAGCGAAGGGCAGGTTCTGGGATTACGCAGAATATAGTAAGTACATACATATAAGAAATGCATTACCTGACAATTATGAGTTAGTGTTTGTGTTTCAAAAACCTTATGCACCTATGCCGGGTGCTAAAGTTAGACAAGACAAAACAAAACGAACACATGCTGAATGGGCTGAGACAAATGGTTTCAGATGGTTTAATGAGGAAACATTACCGGAGGAATGGAAGAGTGACAAATAAAATTAATTATAAGTTTGATGAAGATAAGTTAATCAAAGAGATACAACAGTATATTGATGAGACTTATAGTCAACATTATGCATCAGATAAATACCAAGCAACAGATGTTATCATTGACTCCGGTCATGGAGAGGGATTCTGTATTGGAAACATTATGAAGTATGCTAAACGCTATGGAAACAAAGAAGGAAAGAATAGAAAAGACTTGCTAAAAATATTACACTATGCTATAATAATGCTTCATATACACGATGATACAAAAAGATTTTTCAGTACTGGAGATAGTAAGTGGTAGAAGACAAAGTTGGACCTAAAGAATATTTAGGAATTAAAATAAATTACGATAAAGAAAAACAACTGGACAAGTTTAGTCTTGATACTTTGCGAGACAGATACTTTGACAAAGGAGAAACCCATGCCCAAGAAGCATTCGCAAGAGCCTCCGTCTTCGGAGCAACCTACAAAAACATTACTGATTATGGACTTGCTCAAAGACTATATGAATACAGCTCCGATTGTTGGTTTATGTTTAGCACTCCTATACTTAGTAACGGGGGAACCAGTCGTGGGCTTCCTATTAGCTGCTTCCTTAATTATGTTCCTGACAGCAGGACTGGGCTTTCTGCTCATTATGATGAGAATATTTGGTTGGCATCTTCAGGTGGAGGTATCGGTGGATACTGGGGAGATGTTCGTAGTAACGGTGTATCTACTACTCACGGTAGTAAGTCTACTGGTTCAATCCCCTTTATGCATGTTGTAGATTCTCAGATGATTGCCTTTAATCAAGGCACAACAAGACGTGGTTCGTATGCAGCTTACATGGATGTATGGCATCCGGAGATTGAAGAGTTTATCAACATGCGAAAAGAATCAGGTGGAGATATCCATAGAAAGAATCTTAATCTTCATAACGCTGTAAACATTAACAATGAATTTTTAAAAGCTGTACGAGAAGATGCAGACTGGAGATTGGTTGACCCTAAATCTAACACCGCTATTAAAGTTATTAACGCTAGGGATTTATGGTTTCAAATAATACAAGCAAGAGCAGAAACAGGTGAGCCTTATATTGTTAATATTGATACATGTAATAAAGCTTTACCACAGAAACAAAAAGATTTAGGATTAGAAATCAAACAAAGTAATTTATGTTCTGAAATTACATTACCTACTAATGAAGAAAGAACAGCAGTATGTTGTTTGTCAAGTGTAAACTTAGAACACTTTGATACTTGGTCAAAAGACCCACAGTTTATAGATGATTTAATAACGATGTTGGACAACGTACTCCAACACTTTATAGATAATGCAATTGACACATCACACTTAGGAGAATACAATGCAAACTTCAAAAGATTTATCAAGTATATCAAAGAAGATAAAGAAGGCTTTACAAAAGCTGCTTACTCTGCTTACCGAGAAAGGTCAGTGGGTCTTGGAGCAATGGGATTCCACGCCTATCTACAAAAGAATAACATCCCTTTTGAAGGTATCTTCGCTACGGGATTCAACTACCAAGCTTTTTCACATATTAAAGACAGAGCCGTATCAGCTTCTCGTAGACTCGCTGAAGAACGTGGTGAGGCTCCTGACATTAGTGGTACTGGTCTTCGCAATGCTCACCTTTTGGCTGTGGCTCCTAACGCTTCTAGTAGTATCATTTGCGGTGGTACATCTCCTTCGATTGAGCCATACCGTGCTAATGTTTATACGCACAAGACTCTCTCGGGGTCGTTCCAAGTCAAGAACAGATACTTAGAAAAGCTTCTCAAGTCTAAAGGTTTGAAAGGTAAAGAACTTGAAAACCTTTGGAAAGACATTGCAGGTATGGATGGTTCTGTTCAACATCTAGATATTTTAACTGATGATGAAAAAGAAATATTTAAAACCGCTAATGAGATAAATCAGATATGGATTGTTGAACATGCATATAAGAGACAAGACTTTATATGTCAATCACAATCTGTTAATTTATTCTTTACACTTCCTAAAGCTACAGAGCCACAAGAAGTACACGATGAATACATGCAGTATGTCAATGATGTTCATTGGTATGGTGCAAACAAACTAAAGTCTTTGTATTACTTTAGGTCTAATGCTGCACGTAATGCAGAGAACGTTAATATAAAAGTTCCACGTATCAAACTTGATGAAGTGGAATGCATTGCTTGTGAGGGATAACATGAACTGTTGGCACTGCAACACAAAATTAATATGGGGTGGAGACCACGACATTGAAGAGGTCGATGAAGGCTACCTAATTGAAACCAATCTAAGCTGCCCTAACTGCCATGCAGAAGTGTATGTTTATTTACCAAATAATAAGGAAGAGAAATGAGTTTACTAGGAACAAGAGAATATTACAAACCGTTTGATGATGCATGGATGTTTGATTACTATGTCTTACAAAACCAAATGCATTGGATGCCGGAGTCTGTGCCACTACATACAGACGTTAAAGACTGGCAAGAACTTTCAAAGACTGAGAAGAATTTACTAACTCAAATCTTTAGATTGTTTACTCAGTCTGATGTTGATGTTGGTTCAGGATACATAGACAGGTACATGAGAATATTTAAAAAACCTGAAGCACGTATGATGATGGCATCGTTTGCTAACATGGAATCAATTCATCAACATGCCTATAGCTTACTGCTTGATACAGTTGGTATGCCTGAGATAGAATACAAAGCTTTTGCAGAGTACGAAGAGATGTCTAACAAGCACGAATACATTAATGATATCAAGACAACCATGAAGGACAAGAGAAGCATTGCTAAAACTTTAGCAGTCTACTCAGCCTTTACCGAAGGATTACAGTTGTTTTCAAGCTTTGCAATCCTATTAAACTTTCCAAGGTTTGGTAGGATGAAAGGCATGGGTCAGATAGTTACCTATTCTATTCGTGATGAATCCATGCACGTTGAAGCTATGACGAAACTGTTTAGACAATTCATCAAAGAGAACATAGAAATATGGACAGATGAATTTAAAAAAGAAATCTATCAGATATGCAGAGAGATGGTTAAGCTTGAAGATAAATTTCTTGACTTGGTATTTGCTATGGGCGACATGCAAGGATTAACTAAGAAAGATATGTACGCTTATAATAGATATATAGCTGATAGAAGATTACTTCAGCTAGGATTAAAAACTAACTTTGACCAAAGAGAGAATCCTCTTGGTTGGTTAGATGAAGTTATGGGAGTTGAGCATCAGAACTTCTTTGAAGGTCGTGCTACATCTTACATGAAAGCTGGACTTAGAGGCAGACAAGATAAGATAACTTTCACAGGATTAGAATCATGAGAACAAAACGAGAAGAAGCAAGGCTTCTCAGTTATACCTTGCTATACGATAAGACCGGTAAGCTTATTACCGAAAGAGTATCAACCGATATTGAAAAGCTTAAGAAGTTTTTAACAGTTGAAGACTACAATCTTTTAAAAACTACCATTCGTGAAACCACTATCGAACTGGATAAAATCCATAATAAGATAGAGGCTCACTTAAATGGTAGAATATTTAACGATTAGTTTATTTAGATATCTTAATCTTTACAGGTTTCTTTTCATCAGGAATAATCCTTTCCATTTCCACAGAAAGTAAT